GCCTGCCGCGATCGCGGCGCAGGCAAGCGCGGTGCGGCGGTCGATGGTGACGGGGGCGCCGTCGGCCCACTCGGCGCCGCGCTCGAGGCGCTGGTAGGTGGGCAGGGTGATGCCCAGCGCGGCGGCGGCCTGGCGCTGGGTGAGGGCCATTCGCGCGCGCCAGGCGGCGAGGTCAGCGGGGGTCATTGCGCACGGCGCGACTGGCGCGCCCCTCGGTGTAGCCGGCGATGTACGCGGCGCGCAGGATCTGCCGGAGCTGCTCCGGCGGCATCACCTGCACATCGCCCTCCGGCCAGCGGTAGCTGGCCAGGTGGGCGTCGGCAGCCGCGTTCATCACGCGGCGCCAGTTGCGGCTGGGGTGGTTATTCACCCGAGCGGCACTCGACAAACGCGACGTAGTCGCACAGCTCCATCACCTCGCTGATGGTGTCGCTATCCTGCCCGTCATGGACCACGGGGACAGCCTCGCTGCCGCGCACGTCAGCGCGATAGATGCGATAGCCGGTGACGGTGCTCTTCGGGTCGCTGCTGCACTCCACATACGCGCGGCCGTGCTCTCCGATGGACTCGTCTAGCAAGCGCGCCGCCTCTACCGGGGTGAGGTCGCTACGGCCGTTCGCAAAGTCCGCCGTGTCACCGAAGATATACCCGCTGTTGCTGTCGATGAGGATGTAGCGTGCCATTTTCTGCTCCTGCCCCTCGTTCCGGGAGGCGCCGTCGGTGTCGTCATCGCCACCGTGATTCCAGTATATCGGACTTAATAATTAAGTCAAGCGGAGTCCGGCCGTTTTTCCATCTCCACCGTGCTCGTGAATCCGCCGCTGCCCACGTCGTGCTCCACCCGCACCACGAGCCACCCCTGCCCGTCGATTTCCGGCTTCCATCCGATCACATCCACCGGCGCCTCGGGGAACAGATCGGCGCGGCCGTAGGCGAGGGTGAGTTCGAGCGTGGCCATGCCGCGCTGGATGCGGTGCCATTCGGCTTTGGCGGCGCGCTCGGCGTTGGTGCGGTTGGCGTAGGTGTGGCGCAGCACCTTGACGTTGCCGGTGCTGGGCTGGGTGGGGTCGGGCACGTCGGCGCCGTCGATCGTCTCTTCGCCCACCAGCACGAAGGCGCGCTCGGCCTTGCGGGCGTCGTTGTAGTTGGCCTGGACGGCGGTGTAGGCGGCGCGGTCGGCGACGGCAAAGCGGTGGGCGTCGCCCTGGTTGCGGGTGAGCGTGAGCAGCGGCAGGGGCTGCCCGCTGGCGGTGGTGGCCTGGCCGGCGCGCACGAACAGCAGGCGGCCGGCCTTGACGGTGGCGATGGCGCCGAAGTCTTCGGCCAGGCGGGTGAGCAGGTTGGCGTCGGATTCGGCGGTCTGGTCGAGGTGGTCGAGCGGCTCGGCGGCGAGGTCTTCGCCCACGGCGGGCTGCAGGTTGTTCTGCGCGGCGATGCTGCGCACCAGGTCGCCCAGGGTGACGCCGTGCCAACTTCGTTCCTTCTTGGTGGCGATGCCGCTGCGCAGGTCGGCAGACCGGGCACGGATGAGCAGGCGGTCGGGCGTGCCGCTGTGCTCGAGCTCGTCGACGATGTATTCGCCCTTGTCCTCGAGCGGCTGGCCTGCCCAGCCCAGCGCCAGGCGCACCCGGGCGCCACGCGGGGGCAGGGCGAGCGCGCCGTCGGTGTCGTCGAGGGTGATGTCGAGGGTGTCGGCTTCCAGCCCGCGGTTGTCGGTGAGGCTGAGCGATTCGAGCCGCGGGCGGATGGCGGGCGTGATGTCCTGGCCGTCGACCAGGATGCGGTAGGCGGGCTGGCGGTAGGGCATCAGGCGGGACCAGTGATGGGCGCGGTGCGCGGGGTGTGCCAGGGGCAGGCAGGGCGCAGGGCGTGGCCTTGCAGGCAGGTGGCGGATTCTGTGGCGCGGGTGCGCAGCAGCTGCACCTGGGCGCAGGTGCGGCAGTCGGCGGGGATGGGGTGCAAGGTGATCATGCGCGGTGCTGGTTGATGCATCCGGCGCAGCCGGGGGCGGTGGCGCGGGTGAGGTGGCCGCAGGCGGTGTCGATGGGCACGACGGTGTGCGGGCGCATGATGCGGCGGCCGTCGTCGGTCCAGCCGTGCTGCACGGGGTAGGTGATGGGGATGCCGCGGCGGCGGGTGTCGCCGCTGCGCTGGCTGTTGCAGCCTTCGAGCGGGGCCGTCATCGGATCTGATCCAGCAGCAGCTCGCCGAGCGCGCCGTCGAGCTCAAGGCCAGTGTCGGCCACGCGCTTGAGGCTTAGGGCGAAGTCGATGCGCCGCGCGGCGCCGTCCTGAAAGAACAGCGTGTTCGTGGTCTGCAGGGATTCGATCACATACAGGCCGTAGATGCGGCCGGTGCCTTCGATTAGCGGCCAGGCGTCGCCGGTGTCGGCCATGGCCTGCAGCACGTCCAGGCTGATGCGTTCGCCGGCCAGTTCTGGGAGCAGGGCTCCGTTAAGGATGATCGTTTCGTCGTCGGGTCCGATGTACTGGCTGGCGGGGCGATCGCCCACGCGCGGCACGCTGGCGTGTCGCCAGGCGAGTTGGCGCTGCAGCTCCTGGTAGGCGGCGGTGTGCAAGCTGAAGACGAAGAAGCCCAGGGTCATCATCATTTGTGGCCGCGCTCCCAATCGTCCCGGCAGTAGCAATCGCACCAGCGCGGTGCGGGCTGGCCTGGCTGCCCGGGCGGCAGCTCATCGCCACAGAACAGGCACAGCCCGGTGGCGGCAGGGGCTTCTGGGCGCAGGCGCTTGAGGGCGAGTTCGCGGTCTTGTTCTTCGCGTTCGGTGGCGCGGTCGTAGATGTCCATGCGGGTCCTCAGTCGACGTCGCCCAGGATGCTGCGGCGGCGGGCTGCGCGGTAGCGTTCGCGCTCGGTGAGCTGGCGGTCGACTTCCTTTGCGATCTCCGGCGCGCTTTGTCCAGGGGCGGCGTTGACGGTGATGGTGTTGCTGGTGGTGGTGCTGCGGCTGGCGGCGCCGGGGGCTCGCAGCGGAGCGCCGCCGGCGGTTGCCGCTGCGGCGCCACCGCCGAAGCTGAACATGCGGCCGAAGTCGATGCTGACAGCGGCCTTGATGGCGGCGAGCTTGTCGACGATGTACTGCACGCCGGCGTTGAACATGGCCTTGATGCTGTCCCAGATGCTGGCGAGCTTGGCCTTGACGGTGTCCCAGTTCTGCCACAGCAGCACGCCGGCGGTGCCGACGGCGGCGATGGCGGCCACGGCGGCGAGCGCGGGGGCGCTGATGGCGGCCAGCAGCGGGGCGATGATGCCCAGCCCGATCTTGAGCATGGCGAACGGGCCGATGACGGCGGCCAGGCCCAGGGCGAGCGCGCCCATGCCGGTGACGATGGCGGCGACGGCGCCGGCGGTGTGCATGAGGGCGGAGGCGAGGCCTGGATTGCGCTGCATCCAGCCGTCGATGGATTCGAGCACGCGGCCGGCGGATTCGATGAGGCCGACCAGTGTGCCCTTGAGCGTTTCGCCGGCGCGGGTGCTGGCGTTGAACAGGCGGTTCATGGCGGCTTGCCAGCGGGCGGACAGGGCCATGGCGCGGGCGTCGGCTTCGCGGGCCATGCTGCCGCGCGCTTGCTCGTCGTTGGCCAGGGCGAGCTGGCGGCGGTATTCGTCCATGTTCTGGGCGAGCTTGGCGACGTCGTCGCCGTACTCCTTGCCGAACAGGCCCACGGTGGCTGCGAGCTGCTGCTCCTCGGGCAAGGCTTTGATGGCCGCGAGCACCTTCATGATGGTGCCGGTGCTGTCCTTGAGCATGCCCAGCTGCACGGCGTCGGGCGCCAGGCCCAGCGACTTGAGCGCGTCCTGGAAGCGGGCGGGCTGGTTGGCGGCGATGGCCAGTTCGCGGATGACGGCGTTGGCGCCGGTGGCGGCGACTTCGGCCGAGGCGCCCAGGCTCAGGAAGGTGCTACCCAGCGCAGCCGCGTCCTTGAAGGACATCTTGACCGTCTGGGTGATGCCGGCGATGCGGGTGAGCACGTCGATGATGTCGGCGCCCTTGCTCTGCGCGTTGTCGTCGAGCCAGTTGATGGTGTCGCCCAGTTCGCCGATGTTGGCGATGGGGATCTTGTACAGGCCGGCGACCATGGCAATGTTTTCGCCGATCTGGTCGGCCATGGCGTCGAACGCGGTGGCGGCCATGCCGGCGGTGCGGGCGTACTGCAGCAGGTTGTCTGCGCCCTGGATGCCCATGCGGGCGCCGGCTTCGACGAGGGCGGCGATCTGCACGGCGCTTTGCCCGATGCGGGCGTCGGTGCTGAGCGTGCGGATGGCGTCGGCCATGTCGTAGTAGGTGCGCGTGAGCTGGCCGTTGGCGTCGCGCGCGCCTTCGACCTGCTTGGCTACGCCGAGCATGGCGTCTTCGAAGGTTGCGAAGTCCTTGACCATGCCGACGATTGGCAGGCCCATGGCGGTGCCGGTGGCGAGCAGGCCGGCGCCGGCGTTGAGCAGCTGGTTGCGCGCTTCCATGGCGCGGTTCCATTCGCGCTGGCGTTCGCGCACGGCGGCCAGGCGCCGGCCGTGTTCGTTGAGCTGGCCGTTGGCGCGGTCGATCTGGGCGGCGAGTTCGCGCTGGCGGGTGGCGAG